CTGCTACAGGTGCAACGGGGGCCTGCTGTACGGATCCAGTCGCCTGGGCTAGTCCCTCGATCCCGGCGATCTCTTCGCCAGGGGCGGAGACTTTACCGAACCGAGCGTCAGCCTCAGCGGCGATCTGCCAAGCCACCTCGTCCATGCCGGCCGCATCGGTGGCCGACTGTCCATCAACCGGTGCCGCATCAGGTGCGGCAACGGGTGCAGCAGCAGGGGCCGGTGCACCTGCAGCTGGTGCAGGAGCAGCCGGGGCCGGCGGCATTGGCTCGGCAGCGAACACTGTGGACAGACGAGCAGCCCGCTCCCGCTGGGCGTAGATCTCATCGTCCTCCAGGATGTCGGCCAGACGCTCGATCCGTTCCTGCTGCTGAGCGAAGTGATCCTGGACTGCAATCTCTAGACCAGCGATGATCCCGGTGGGTGGGGTGAACGCCTCGGGCTCGTCGTCGTACCAGACAGATCCAGCTGCGGTCAGTGACATCTGCTCATTGTCCTCAATGGAGTAGACGGGGAAGGCGGGGGCGTTGACGGCCAGGGCGGCAGTTAGTTCCAGGCTGCCCCGTTCCCGACGCCAGTCACCGGACAGCGGGGACCGGCGCAGTTTAGCCACCTTGTGGGGGGTGGCTTCAGGGACGATGGCCCCGGAGAACCAGATACCGTGTTCGTCTTCCCCGCAGCGGATGACGGCGATCTCGTCACCGGTGTTGTCGTAGTGCAGGGCGGCAGCGGTGTAGCCGAGGTTGATGTTGGCGTGCCGGGTGTCCATAACGATCTTGCCCACAGCCAACTCTTCACCTTCGGCGGTGACGACACTGCCCAGGTGGAACGGGGCGTATCCCTGCTGGGACTTGGGGGCTAGGACACACTCCCGCATGGTCACGTCACGGTGGCACTCGTTCCAGGCGGCCAGGTGTCCGAACACGTGACCGTCTTCGGTGACGGTGAGCCTGGTCTTGCGGGTCAGCTTCGGGTCCTGGAACCACGCCTTGGGTGGAGATACCGGGAACCCCGAGCTGGAGTATTCATCCTTTGTGGACACACTGGCCTCCTCGGAGATCTGGATACCGGCCTTCTGCGCTGCCGCCTTGATCCTGGCCTTGATGGCGGCCAGCTGCTTGGCGTCGTAGAAGTTGGCGTTGTCGGACTGATTGATGTAGGACCAGGCTGCTCTGATGTGCTCAGGAGTGTCGATCGGGTAGCGCTTCTTGTTGTCGCGGTAGCCAGGATCGGCGTACTTGACATCCCCGTACGGTTCCGTGGCGTCGGTACTCATCTGAACTCCTGGCTGTGCGGACCGGTCCCATGGGGCCCGGATACTGCTGTCGTTGAACTCTGCGGCCATGATCGGGTAGATATCACTGATCACATTACGAAGATCAGACTGATCCTCCGGTGGCACATTAGGCAAGCCGCCATGGGCACCGGACAGTAGAGCCGCCGCCGCATACACGGCGTGGTAGATGAGAGTCAGCTTGCCGTTGATGATGTCGCCGAACGGCAGCCGGTACGAGGTGGGGTCGGTCGGCGGCATCTTGGTGTCGTAGTACATGAACGCCCGACGCAGCTTGTCTACATCGGCACCTTGGGCGTTGACCCCGGCCCAGGCAGCGATGCGCTTAACCGCATCATCGTTATCGAACACAGCATCCCGAGGGGCCAGGGGTAGACCCCGCCAGCCACGGGAGTTGACACTAAACTCAGCCCGTGGGGCGGTCGCCTGAAGCGTACGGTCGGCGTCGAAACCGATGGCCGCCCCACAGCCACAGTCCTTGTCGTCCATCTCCATGGACATGTCCGGGTCGTCATCCGGCCAGTCGTACTCACCATCGGTCTCGAAGTTGATCAGCCGCATGGAGGCGAAGGCCGGGATGGAGACCAGCGTGATGCCGCCAATCCCGAACTGGGTCATGTGCTCGTACCCGGTCTCCGGGTTGACGGCCACGTTGACCCGGCCTCCTGGATCCAGGCTGGGACCGGCCACCCCCAGCTCCACCAGGGTCCTGGCCTGCTTGGCAGCCGGGAACAGCTCCTCGTCCAGGTAGTCGCCGTAGGCCCAGGCCCAATCAGCTCCCATGTGGTCAGGGCCATAGCTGATGCCCAGCATCCGACCTACGGTGACCGCCCCGGTGTGCCCCTCCCCAGTCTTCTCCCGCCAGTCCATGGGTAGTGGCAGCGTCCGGTGGTACAGGGCGCCGGGCTCGAAGATGCGAGTCCGGCGAGGTTCACCGGTGGGGCGTCCGATAGGGGCGATGGGTCCAGCCCACTGGTACTTGCCCAGGTGCGGCTGCTTGTCCAGGAGGGCCTGGGCGGCGACCAGGGCGTTGGGGTTGGTACCGAGCAGGGACGCGGTGAGGCTGTGACCGTGGCCTTTACCCGGGGGTGCCCCGACTGCCTTCTGGTGCAGGATGTTGCACAAACCTTCGGGGTTCTTCGGGAAGTGCTTACGAAGATTTCGTACACAACGATCGAAGTCGTGGGGCATGTGCCAACGGATCTTGGCGGCACCCTTCCCAACGAGCCAGTACCGCTGCAACTGGATCGGCATGCCACGGGCCGGATTCGGATCAACCATTCCGCCCCTCCTCGTTGACTATCACCAGGTCGCAGCGGCAGTTGATAACTGACTCTGGTGGTGCTATTGGATCACCTGGGAACTGCATTGGGAAGCCGTCCACATAGAACGGCATGGCCAGGTCACGCACCTGGCCATCTACCTCCCGGTGTGAGGCACGAACCTTTGAATCATGTTCGGTGTCCCAGCGCTTCTGTAGCAAACGACCAGTGACCCGGCTTTGCTCAAGCCCCGCAGCCAGGGTTCCGGCGCCGTAGGCCCGAGTCGTTTCAGTCTGAGCGATGACACGAGCACGGTTCGGCCACCGTTCAGAGTCAGCATAGGAAAGGACACGATCCACTCGTTGTGCGATCTGCTCCTTGGTCTCCCCACCATTGACTCCATCCGTTATCTCGGCGAAGACCAGGTTGTAAACCTCGTCAGGAATCCTGACCAAGAAGTTCTGTGTCTCCGCGAGTTGTGTCATGACGAAGGCGTGGCGGCTCACAGGCGGTACGTCGGTGGCCTCACTCCAGGCATTCATACTGATCCGGCCAATGGTGGACAGGATCGTTTCAACCTCGTCGTTCCACTGGCCCTGGGTGCTGTAGATCGCGGTCGGGTCTGGCTGCATCTTGAACTGGTTCCACGGAGCCATCACTGCCGACCTGGCCCTGGCCAACCACCGTCGCAGGGACCCGCCCACCACTTCGGTTAGGTGGCGCTCGTCCTCATTGCGGGGCATCGAGCAACCCTGCCCGGGTCAGGTACTCCTTCAGCAAGATCGGCTGATGTGGCTTCTCCCGAACCAGGAGCGTGCGGCAGTACTGGTCCAGAGCATCCTGCAACGCTGCGGTGTCGATGCTGGAGTCGACCTGCTCTACCAGGACAGATAGGTGATCCCAGGCGCCAGCCAGGAGCTTGTCTACCCGCTCCGGTTCGATCTTGAGCTTGGTGTGGAGTTCGTAGGTGGGCGCGGAGAACTGGGTGCGGTTGACGTTGCCGGCCAGCCTCTTCCCGGCCAGCTCTAATGCCCGGAGCACGGTTGCGTTGGCCACCACGAAGATGTTGAGCGGAGTTACGGTCGCGGAGGCGGTAACTCCAGCCGGCGTACCGGCGGGAGCTGGGGGCGGGCCGCCGGGAGCGTTCTGGGCTTCGGTGATCTGTGGGATTGGTCCACCGGCCGTGGGGGATATGCCGGTGGGTGGGGCCGGGGGTGGCGGTGGCCCAGCTCCTGGCGTACCGGGTGCCTGGGGAGTGACCACAGTTTCGGGGGGCAGGATCTCATCAGTGAATCCGGCAATCTTTCGTACAGCCGGAATCTGGAACAGGTTCGGGTCACGCAGCATGAGTTCCCGGGTGAACTTCTCCAGGTCCTCTTCGGTAGTGGGGGCATCACTGTTCTTGTAGTTGCCGGCAAGACGTACCGCTTCACGACTGACGATGCCGTCACGCTGCAGCTCCTGCGTTTCCTTCAGGCGTTCGGGACGCACGGTAAGCGGGGCAGTGTCGTACCAGAAGACGTACCGGTCCGGGTCTTCGTTGATGGTCTTGAGAGCTGGCTGCAGGTAGGCCGTGGTCAGAGCATCACAGATTCGAGTCATCAACGGCTCGATATGGATCTTGATTTGGCCTTCCATGATCTGCCAAGCGCCCCAGTGGTTCGCTTCCCCAGCGCCGGACAAGATGCTGGGATCGATGTCCATGGCCAACGCGAACCGGCGAATGGCCTCAGTGCGTAGGTCCATGGCCTGCTTGGACAGCTCGCTGCCGAACTGGATCAACTCGATCTTGCCTAGCGCCTCCAGCGGCATCTCTACGATCGTGGGGACCACCCCGGCGGCCGTACCCTCACCCCGCAGCGACGCTGAACCGGTCTTCATCAGCACCTGGGTCAGACCTTCGGCACCCGGGATGTCAACGTCCTCGTCCGGGAAGCTGACCTCCTTCGGGATCGGTAGCAGCCCAGCCGACACCAGCCGGGAGTCGATCTGAGCGAACACGTACCGGGTGAGGCGTTCGATCTCCCACAGCATCGGCATGGCGCCCTTGGCCGGAGAGTCAGCCCATTGGGTCCGGTATGGGCAGGGGGTCCATACCCGGATGAGCATGTCCCGCTCGGGGTCTAGCTTCTCCGGCTCCCCGGTGTAGTTGGTCATCTCCACGACGCCGGTACGGGAGTACCGCCTCAGCTCAGAGCAGCTGAGCACGTACCACTCATCAGAGTCGAGATCCTTGCCCCGGCCAACGATGTAGGCATCCCCAGCGATGGTCAGGTTGATCCCCAGCAGACGCAGAGCCTCGGCCTTGTGGTTGGGTCCACCGAACAAGGTGTCCGCCAGCCCGGCAATCTTCTTCTTCTTCTCGACCTCTTGCTGGACTCGTCCGTTGGTATCGACTTCAGCTACATAGATCCGCACCCGGGAGCAGGCCGACCCGATCCAGCCAGCTACAAACCTGAACTCACCGATGATGTCGTACAGTCGCCACAGCTCGGACTGCCAGGTGGTGTCGCCGTATTTGTATTTTGGCCAGGCTCGACCGTCGAGGTTTCTGATTCGGACAGCTGAAGCTACAAGACTGTTCAGTGCCGGTTGATGTACTGGCTCTGGAACCGGAACCGCACGGCGTCTACCGAGACCCATTGCCCACCCGGCCTAGAAGATCGCTCACCTGTGAAAGTAGTCCAGTCACCATCGAGGCTGCTGGGATAGCCAGAATTCCCACCACCCAGGGGTAG